GTTAATGACACCATAGAAGTTACAGAATGATCCACTGCTGTAAATTCATTATAACCAGTAGCATACCAGTCAGCATAGCTCCAATACTTTCTTACATCGTAGCTTTGACTTTGTACTCTGGACCAAACAAGTGTGCTAGGTTCGTAAGTATAAATGCTCCATGCGCCTTCAGCAATACTGTCGCTGTGGATCAATACGCTGTAATTTCTAATCATTGCAATAGTATTGTCGTCATAGCCATAGCCTGAAGAAATAACTGTAGCACCTACAACGCGGCCTCTTGAGTCTAAGATTGATCTAACTACTGCGCCTGTACCAGACCCAATAATTTCAATGTAAGGAGCAACCAAGTAACCACTACCTCTTTCAACAATGTCAATGCCTGTAATTCTGCCATCAACAATAACTGGTGTTACTGTTGGCTTACCGTATGTTCCAATATTAGCAAAACGTAATTCAGCATCTGTATCTAGTGTTGAATCATACAAGCCAGTGATTGTACTTGGCTCTGCTTCAAACGATTCTAACTTAGTGATGTCTCTGCTTTCAACAATTAGTTGACTACGTAAAGCCAAGTTTACTTGTTCAATGAACTGCTTCAACGCTTCGAAGCGATTTACAAACATGCTTTGGCGTGGACGTACTTCAATACCGTATTTTAATTTTGCTGGTAATGCTGGATCAGGAACTACACGGCCTGCTTCATCTTTACCACACAGACTGTCAAACCATTTGTTTTCAATTGCAGTTGGCAACTGTGTAGAAGAATTGTTGTTGATAATCTTCCACTCACTGTGAATATTTTTATCAGTGTATGGGCTTGTCCAGTATTCGATGCTTAATACCACATTTTTATCTTCTAATAAACTCTTAACGTTTACTAGACTAAAACTGTTGTTACCAGTTAATGCTAGATATCTATATCCGTAGCCGCGTGGATTTTCAATTAAGTCAACAACATCCTGTGCAGATAATTTTCTATCCACAATGTTCGGAACTGTCTTCTTATTTTTAACCCAGTAGTAGTATGTGTTCTTAAATGTCTTGCTAACGTTATCATATTTACGAACAATAGAATAAACTGTATTGTCGTATAAACTTGTACCGCTAACACCAACAGCAATACCTTCTTCAGTATCTGCAAGTGCATTCCATTGATCCGGAGTTAATTTGGTTTCAACCCATTCGTAAATGTCAATGCTTGCACCTGGGAATATTGAATTCCAATTGCTGTTTCTATAAATTAAACTTTCATCATGACTGTCAAAGAATTTAGCAGTTCTTAAATCCCACCATAATGCACCAACTTGTGACTTGGTCCATGCCATGCCGTCGTCAACGTTAACTGTAGTATTTCCAGAACTGTATGTTGCAGGATCGTAGAAAGTTTTGTATTTGATTTCTTGATCCGCTACACCCGGAATCTTTCCTTGATTTGAATCAATCACATCCAAGTAAGAAATTAATTTGTTTGTAACTTTATTATATAAGAATGCTTTCTTAATTTTAGTTAAATCAACACGATTGTTTTCTTTGTGTAAAATTGTCCAGCTGTATGTACCAACAGTTTTACGATATGAATAAATCTTACCAGATCTATATCCTTGGTCGTCAACGTATGGAGTTCCAACTAGAATTTGATTTGCGCCAACTGCTAATCCAGAACTGTATCCAGAACTGCCATCTGCGCTGTTGGCAAGACTTTCACCAAACACCCACTTGGTGTTGTATCTGTCGTATACATCAACACGGCCACTGTCTTCTGCGCGGTCCTTAAATTTAGTTAAGTTGTTGTCAAATGTTGTAACACCGTTTGTATTAAACGTTGTTGTTGTATAGTTATCAGCACCTTGGCTGTAAATAACCAACGTTTCGTAGCCATTCATAAACAGAACTTTGCTACCAAAGAATCCAGCTACTTCTGGAGTGTTAGTTGTTAATAGTTGTCCGATGTTGTTAGCTGGGTCGCATACATACTGTCCGTTTACTAATTTGTAAACGTATACAGCACCTTGATCCAACTTAGTGCCATCTGCTAATACAGATGATATTGCAAGATATTCGCCGTCATTAGATATAGACAAACTTGAACCAAATTGTTCATCTTGTCCTACGATTGTTTGTGTCTTAACATAATCGCCAGTCAACGGATTAACTTTGTAAACAAATACTTTTCCATCTGTAACACGGCCTGGTGCGGCTGCGATTAATACAGAATTGTCTGAAGTCATGTCTAACACTTTACCAAATCCGCTATCGCTTGGTAATGTTTCTGTCAACGCATTGATAACATCGTATCTCCAACTAGTGTCGACAAAGTTGATAATACCGTTTGGTGCTGTGTCTGGAGCGGCTGTAATTACAACGGTGTTGTTTGTTGAGTTAACTGTAGCAACATATTGATTGCTTGTAAACCCGTTGCCTTTTAAATACAATCCTGGAAGAATACCAGCAGTACTAGACAATGCAACAGTTGTTCCTGAACTACCTAATGGGTTGTAAGAAGTTGCTGTAATTACTATAGACTGATAGCTTACACGGTAGATAATACCAGTGTTGTTGTTATAGCCTTCTGCACCAACAAATAATTCATTATCACCAAATACTAAACTTGAGCCGAACTTTTCATTAGCAGTTGGATTTGGGCTTAACATCGTTGCCACTAGACTAAAGATGTTATTAGCATCTTTCTTGTAGATAGAAATTACGCCTTGGTTTTCAAAACCATTGCTGTTGCTACCATCTGCATCTACAGGAATATAAGGAATGCTGTTCCAGAATACTTTAGCGTTACCTGTTACAGAAACGTTAGCAATAGGACCACTTAAATCGCCGTTGACGATTGAAACTACTGTCAACACTACGTTGTTAGTAGGTGCGGCGCCACCAACTAAATTGCCGGTGATTCTAATTGTGTCACCCACTTTATAGTTAGATCCGCTATTTGTAATTGTCGCTGTGTAGTTACCTTTGTTAGAAACAATAGTAAATGTTGCGCCATAGCCTGCACCAATAACAGTTGCTCCTGCTAAATCTGTATAGGTTGTTGCTGTTACCAATGGATCGTGGCCAAAGTGTGCTACAACTGCTTTATATGGTTGTCCGTTACGCAACACAACAGTACCAATATCATATGATGTGTTAACGTTCCATTGTCCTTTGAACTTACTAGATACGTTAGAAGCACGTGGTGTTCCAGATGCTAACCACTGACTGTCTGCAGAAATAGCAATTACATCGCCTGTGTAAGCATCTGGTGTTGGTGTGTAACCAAAGCCCTCAGTTCTTGAGATGAACGGTGCTGTAATTGTTTGGCGTTGCAGCCAAGGTGCTGCCAAGCCTGTTCTATCAAATACAATTAAGTCGCCAACACCAGTAGACGAAATAGCAATCGTTCCGCTGTCGCTTAACAGTACACGTCTACCATATGCTAGGCCGTTTGCTGGCGCACTATTTGTTAATTCTGTTTGTGCAAATGCTGGAGTAAATTTCCAAGTTGCCCACTTGCCGTCACCGGAATCATCAGTCCATGCTAATTCGCCGTCATTGATTTGTGTTAATGACAAGTCATCGATTGATGCAAAACGCTGGCTATTTAGAATAGCAATCGTAGCTCTTGCTTGGTCTGCAAATGGTTTAGGTTGAGATTTAAAGGTAGCAGTTGCTATAATCTTCTTAAGAACAACATCTTTGACTTTGTAAAATCCAGTATAATTCGATGCTTGGTCAATAGCAATAACAGAACCTGGTGTTACATTTTCAACATCGGCAGTTAGTTCAATCTCAACTGTTGTACCTGTATATTCAATGTTGTTAATCTGTTGTTGTAAATTTGTATATCTGTAGACATTCCATTCACGGCCTTCAAACCCAACCCATACATATTCACCATCTAAGAAAGATGATACATCTTGTGTAAGGATATCGTCAATAGTTTTTAAAGTTAATTTAACTTCGTTACTTCTGACATAGCCTGGTGTTCTCAAATAAGGTGTGTAAGTGCTAACTGTTGGGAATGGGGCACTATTATAACCGATAGGTTTTAAATAAACATCGTTAGGTGTTTGTCTAGTAATAAAGTCTGACAGTCCTGGCTCAATTACATTAACTAATTCAAAGCCCTGTGGATTACTCTTTAATGTTGCTTCGTCGATGACAAATTCAATATTTTCAAACGCTTGGTTTGCTCCATACTGTCCAACACGTAATGCCCACTCTTCGTAGAACTTAATACTTTCTTGTCCGTCAGCACTTAGCACATCAAACAACTTGTTCAATACGTTTTGTGTGCCTTTCTCAACAATCATACCTTGATAGAACTTAAATTCAGACACATCATCTTGAATAATGTTGCTTAGGTATTGACGCTTTTGATAGCCAATTAAATGCTGTGCAACTTCCTGCTGGCTAGCATCAAAGTTGTCGCTGTCCAAGCTATAGAAGTCTGTAAATTGTGTTGCCTTATATGTCCAGTTAGGCAATAATTTTGCTTCTGGTTTGCTATCTAACTTAATCCAATCGTTGGCATCGAATGCTTGTGTTCCTGCTATAAAAGTTTTAGCACTATAGTAGAACTGTTTATATTTGACAATGTCGCCTAGCGCATAGTCTTTCCAAGCATCCCACTCTTGAACAACTGCTTGGTCAAAGATAAATCCTGGAATGTTAAAATCACCCTTCCAGTCGCTACTTACATAACCTGCAACTTTGATTCGTTCTTGTCTGTAGCCACTTTCTGGACTATAGATAGTGTCATTAAACAATGTTGTATTCTTTAAGATAACAACTTGTTCTTTTTGTACAAGATAGAATGTAGCACCGTAAATTCCATCATCAATTGGTGTGTAACTTACTGTGTTGTCTTCTCTGTAGTTGTTTAAGAAGTTTGGTTGTAATTGTGTTCCGTCAACTTTAAAAATTTCGTAGCCGTTAAATGGATTGCGAATATCGTCAACAATACACAACGGTGTCGAGAATGTTAATTTATTTGCTGATGGGCTTAAACTAATAACTGCACTACCCACTGAGCTTAATCCATCTAGTCGTGCATAATCTTCTTCGTTGAAAATATCAGTAGGTTCAACAAGTCTAATTGCTTGGAAGTAGTCGCCGTTATAGCGTACAATAGTGCCAGCTTTGTATGGTTGATTAGCTCTCCAATCTTCCCACTTGTCTTCTCCGGCGCTCCAGTTTTGTGTAGTCCAGAATAAGAATTCTTTAGCACTAGTTTCCCAGTTAGTAATTGCGCCAAGTGTTGTATTAAACTCGTCAAACACAAATCCCTGGTCTTTTAAATATTCGCCGTAACCGACTAAGAAGTCAACAACTTCTTGTACTGTGCGGAATTTAGTTCCATATGGAACTGTTAGCTCAGTAGTTCTGTCCCAGCCTTGACGCAAGTATGCATCAACGCCGCCAATGATTGGTAGCTTAGGCAATAGTTCATAATAAACAGGATTGAATACTTCTGTGGTCGTATGTAATGACTTGGCTCTGTAATATCTGTTGCCAAAAGCAACAACTTTACCTGCCGAGTATTGACTGCGTGGAGCCCATGTTACATAACTTTCACTGATGCCGCCTACGTTGATTTGAATTCCTGTTTTAGTATAATCGTAATACTTGAAAAACGGTTGTGTAGTGCTGTAACCTTTAATACCAAATCCGTCAGTAAACTTAGTTACAATAACGGCACTATAATTAATTTTCTTAATTGGGCTTGAGCTGTTAAGAACAATTTCATAGTCTTCTTGTGGCACAAATACGCTACCAGAAGTCAATGGTGTTTTGCTATCAAGCAATAACTTGAATTTTTCTTTGCTGGTAAATCCGCTGATACGATGACTTAGTCTTGGTTCAATATTTGTTAAATCATACGCATATTGATTGTATGATTTTAAATTATCGCTGATGATATAATCAACAATATAGTTGATAATACCGCTTGTTCTAACATCAGTTGTACTAGAATAAATGCTCGGTAACGCAATGTCTGCTGGCTTAATACGTAGGCCGGTGTCTTTGTAAATCAATTGTCCGGCTTTGTTTCTAACAATACGTGAACGGTCAAGCAATACACCGAATGCCTTACTTGGTTGTAGCAACATAAATGTTAACAACATGCTGAATGGATAGTAACTGCTACGGCGCCATGCGCTTTCTACAGGACTTACGTCGCCGAATACAAAGTCACCTGCTGTAGTATTTGTAATAATACCGTTGGCTAATCCGGATAATAATGGACTTTGAACGTTGCCGTATTCGTCAACAGGAATACGATTCTTCAAATATGGTCTTACATATTTTGTTAATTGTACTGGTGGAACTCCTGGCTGACGTACAATACCATCAGCTAAATCGTCCCACATAATCAAGTTATCTCTTGTGTATGGAGCTGGTCCGTATTGCTCTTGCCACCATGATGGTTCTTCGCTAAATCCTAACATTTCCCAAGGTGTTAAGTTTGGTCTGTCAGTATCTAGCATCCAACGATAGATACCTTTCCAGTAACCTGGAAGCGGTGATTGTCCGTCTGGTGTTGATAAATCTTTATAATTGAAAGTTAAACTATCGCTACTATTATAGCTAAGTGGTTTAGTAAAATCTCTGTCGATAACGTTTACCCACTTGTAAAAGTTTGAAGCTAATACTTCGTTAAACTCTTTCAATGTGTAGGCATTGCCTCTATTGTACGCTGGTACAATGTCGTGAATGTCAAAAATATCAGGATCATATTCAATCTTAATATTGTTATAGATACGTTTTTCTAATTCAAGAATCAACTCATCTCTGTAGTCGCCGTAGGCAAGTGTTTGACTGCCATCGTGGCCTTGAATCATTGTACGTGGTGTTACAAGACTTGTATCTAAATAAATTTTTGGTTCATACTTTGGCCAAATGCCTAACTTTGTAGGTGTTTGTGGAACAAAGCAACCGTTTGTATTTTCAAATTCATAAATGGTAATTGCATCGCCATTGGCAATAGTTGCACTTACAACGATGAATCCCTGACTGTTAAAAGTATAATCTTTCTTGTAAAGTAATTGCTCGCCATTTAGGTAAACCAATACTGCTTTGCTAGACAATGTGTCTAGTGTAAAAGTATTTGTCAACGGATATGTTTTAATTCTGTAGTCAATAACAGTTAAGTCTGTGCGAATACTTCCGTTGTAAGGAATCATATCACTAAAGTAATATGGGAATGTTTTAGGCTTGTCTTTGTTAATTTCTTGTAAAATTAAATTTACTTGTTTTACAGGATCACCAAGCACACCTAACGTTTTAGCAACAGTAATAAAATTACGTTTGAACTTGTTGTAGTCATCACGTGACTGTTCTAATGCTCTGATAACGTTGTTGTTTTCAGATGTAATATGATATAAAGATAAACTTATCGGACCACTGTGTTGTACAAAACGTGTACCATAAGGAGTTACATTTCCAAGGTCACGCAAGTTGCTTGAGCCTGGAAAAATTCCGTCAAAGTTTTCTAAATTGCCTATCATTGAGTTAACATGGTTAGAAACTTCACCTAATGTAAAATCTCCAATCTCGTTGTTCAATGGATTGTTTTGTAAATTGTAAGGAATCTCATAGTAACCGTTAGCATTAATCGGCTGAGCCGCATAGCATCGAATTGTTAAAATATCTGACGCTGTGATGTCTGCATTTAATACTAGTTTCTTATAGTATCCGCCGTTAACTATGCTCCACTGATTATTGTAAAGTCTGTCGCCGTTTAGGTACACCTTAACAACTAAATCATCTAACTGATTAATATCTTCAAATAAGTCAATATCGAAATTATTAACTTTAGTTGTCCCTCTGTAAATTCTAACAGAACTTTGTAAATTCTTTGTTAATGTTTTTTGCCAGCCGTTAACAAATGCTTCTGTTCTGTCTGGCAATGTTTTAACAAGGTATCCCACATTTGTGCTACCTGAAACAATGTTAGAACCACTTTTATATTGGAAGCTGTCTGTAGCAATATTAAAATTAAAAACAATATCGCCAACGTTGTTAATGTTCTTATAAGTTAATGGGAATCCTAAAACACTATCGTTAGTGCCTGTTCCTACTTTGTAAGAAAACAAACGTGTTCCAGCAAATGTTGAACCATCGTATACTGTTTTGTCGCCGTAGCTGTAGCCACTGTCGTCAACAATATCAAAAAGAGGTGCTTGGTTTACAGTTAATTTTTGTTGTGCTGATAGCCAATTAGTACCATTGTACCAGTACATCAAACCTTGATTTTTTAAACCTTGTTTGATTAACGCTACCTGATTAGCAACAGGATCTCCTTGATCTACTAAATGAATTCTACGTTCACCGTCTAAAATTAAAAAGTCAACTTTGTAAATTTTATTTTTAACACGTACATCTGTATCGTTAGTAAACAAGATGCGTTGGCCTTGTGCTAGTGCAACACCGTCAATGTTGTAACCAATTTGGCCTTCAACATTAGACATAACGTCTGTTGTATATGTGTCAATTAGGTCAACGTCTGCGATAGCTTCTGTACCAAAATTATACAAACGAATGTTTGGTTCAAATTCAATAATTGCTCTAGTAGCTCTTGCTGTTTCGTCAATGTTAGCAATCTTGCCGTTGTATGCCGCACTGGCTTCGATGACGTCTTTGTGGAACCAACGGTTGTAACGTGACCATGGGTTGTGGTCAAAACTGCCGCGGTTAATAACAACATAATCCTTAACGCCAGCAAATGTTGTAGCATCACTCCATGGCATAGAATCAAACGGAGTGCTGTCAAAAGCAATAGATTCAGACGCTGTATATGAGCTAACTAGTTCTAAAATAGACTCGTTAATTAGTTGAATTGCATCGCCAACACCTTCAACATAATACTGCCCTGTACGGTATTCTGCTGGCAATACTTGACCAACAAACGATACCTTCATACCGTTACTTAATTTTGTACCGTCAGGTAATGTATAGTATTTTTTACCAATAATTTCTGCATTAACATCTAGTGTTGTGTTTTCATCGATAGACAAAATTTCAAACACGCCGCCCAAGTTTGCATCTTTCTCGCTGACATAATATAAGATGTCTGGAGAATTATAAGGAACTGTAAATTGAATTACACCTTCTTCAATAGCTTGGCCAGTTATACCTGGTATTAAATATCTGTCAAACTTACCTGCTGTTCTTTTTGTTTTAATACTGAATGGATTACCAACGCTGGTAATTTCAAAACGATAAGTTTGCCCTCTATATAATTTAATAGTAGGGTTTTCTAGTTGTGCAGTTGTGTTAGGAAAGAATACATAGGTATTATTATCTGCCTCTGGCATAATATTAACAGTATATGTGCTTTCGATTCCTTGCGCTTGTCCTGTAATTTTAATAACATCAGGACCATATGGTAGCCAATAGTAGTTTTGAAAGTTAGAAAACTTATCCCAATTAATATGTGGATCCCAGCTATACATTTCCTGCTCGTTTAAACGAGCATGGTTTTTAGTATTTGCACCAAACACTCCTAGTTGATTAATGTAGTCTTGATAATCTTTAAAGAATGTATTATTACCCAAGTTGTCTTTAATAACTAAACCTGGTTCTAATTGATAGTTTTGTCTATCAGCAGTTGGAGCAGTAATATAAATGTCATCGCCTGTTGCAGATTTTGCATTTTGGCGGCCAATGTATCCGTTAATTTTCTTAACGGTACCTGGTTGTATTAACTGGTCAACCGTGGCTTGTAAAAACTTTTTATTAGCGTCTGTTCTATAATATCTTGGTAATAAGTTTGCGCTAATTGATTTGTTTCCACTTGGGTTGGTACTATCAGCCATTGTTTGCTCCGTAGTTTGAACTTGTTATTTGTTGTGATGATGATACTGTAGTATCAGTAGTTGTGCCTGCTACAGATTTAATTGTTGTTGATGTAATTCCTGAAATAATTTCAACATCGTCAACTGTTGCGGCATTGGCAAACAGTTGGTCGCTTGCTGATTTAATTTCAAACAAACTACCAAATCCAAGACCGCCTAGTCTTGGCACAATGACAAAACTTGAAATATCTGGACTTAATTGATTTACTACGTAAGTAGACAATTCTGTAAAGTAGAATGTATCACCAAAGTCCCAGTTTTCTAAAGCAAAGAATTCTTCTATTGCTGTGATTACACGAGTCTTAATGTCGTTATCGCTAACTACACGGTTTGCATTTTTAACAACTTTGAAACTTGCCTGTAAATCTGGTGCGGCTGATGAACCAAATAATATCTTATAATTTACAGGATGGTATACAATTTCATCGCTAATTGATTTAATTAGATTTAAGTTAGTTGCAACTAAATCATACAATTCGCTAGAACTTGGAGGCAATGGTTTAGTTGATGTAACACCAGCCAACCATTGTCTGAATTTTGTATCATAACTCTTGGTTAGGATATAAACGTCAATGATGTTACTTACGCCTGGATCAATACGTGATTCGTAATCTGCATTATGAATGTATTGGAACTTAAGGTCGCTTCGTCCTAGGAATACTTTATAATCTAAAGTTGGTACAAACTGATTGTTAGGAGTATTTTTACTCAACTTAACAACTGTGTCTGTGTCAACAAAATAGAAATATTGTCCATCTGCATACTGGCTTAAACTGCCAACAGAGCTCTTAGTGTACTTGATTAGCACTTTGTTGTCTGCATTAGAAACATACTTGTAATCTTCTTGTCCTTGACTAATAACATACTTGCCAAAAATTTTGTATTTTTGTTGTAGTAAACTGTTATCTGTTTCGCCTACTAATGGCGGGTTAACAATGTCTAAGAACAATTCAGGATTGTCAACAACACCGTTATCGTCTGAGTCTGCAAATGTTACAATTAATTTTTTAGTATCTACATAACCATCTAAGCCAGTAAACTCGCTAACGATGTCCCATGGTTTGTCTGTTGTATAAGCAGATGTTAATAGCGGTAATGTATTAATACTTAAAATGTTAATAGAATCTTTAACTACTGCATTTGCTTTACTGTCGTAAATTTTGTTTGATGTGTCAAAATAGAATCTAACTTGAGTATCACTTTCAAAGATATAGCGTTGAACACGGCTAGTTACTGTGTAAAATTCGTTGTCTGTTGTAAACAATAACAACCAGCTAGCATCTTGCTTCTGGTTAGTTTTGTCGCCTTGTTTGCCTAAACTAAAGTTGCTTTGTACATCTAAGTTTAATTCAAACACAATAGTCCATACTTGATTAATTGCATCGTAGCGTAGGCCAAATGGCTTGTTAGCATAAATCAAATCAATCATTGTAGTGATAACACTAGTGTCAATAACAGTTCTCCACTTAGGAATAATTTGACTAATAATTGCATTTGTTGGAACTACACGGTTTAATGTAATTGGGCCTAAACCTGTGTCTAAAACACCAGTATTTGATGCTGTGCCGTCATCAACAACACTAACAACTTCTGCCCAGATAGATGTAACTGCGCCAGCAGTTGTTGGATTACCTAAAACAAGTTTGTTGCCATTTAAGCCGTCAAAATAGTAATTTGCAGGAGCAACAAATTTAACCAAACATCCTGGTTTAAAATATTTTAAGTCAGTTGCTGTATAAGAACCTACTTTATAAATTACATTTCCTTCAACAGATGAAACGTTACCTGTTGAACTGTTGCTGTCAGTTGTGATGTCTTTCCAAACAATATCCAAGCTGGCTGTAACGAAACTGATAAACTTGTTATAGTAGAAGTTTCTTAAATTAATGTCTTTTAAAATATCAAAAACGTTGTTGTAAATAATGCCTTCGATGTCTGTTTTGTTTTGATAAGAAAAACGGAAATTGCTTTCGTACTCTTCTGTGTACAAGACACCGTCATCGGCAAACAATGTTGTTGAGCTGTATTTGCCAGTTGGATCTGACAAATCAAAATAGCGACTAATACCACTGCTTGTTCTATTAATTGCTTTAATTTTAGCAATCTGTGTGCTTGCAGACAATGGACTAATATTATAGTCCTCGCCTGTAATCATACGGTTTTGTGTATAGTATGTTTGTGGTGCATTAGCTTTGATGCTGTTGCTTGACTCAGATGCCGCGGCATTTGAAACACTACTTGACAATGCCATAGTAACTGTTAATGTTTCTTCTTGGCCTGCACCAGATGTGTAAGGGAAACTGATAGTTACATTTCTAATATCTTGTGTATTAATGCTGTAAGCTAAACCGTTACTAATTCTATAGTAACTACGGAATGTACCTAACGGCAAATTACCAAATGTGCCGTCACTAAATTGTAAACTAACTGCATCGTTAGTACGTGTAATTACGCTGTAGATATTTCTAATGTTCTTGTTTAAGCTGTTATAGATAATGTTGTTTGCTTCCAAGTTAGAAACTGCTTCCCACTTTTCGCTTTCATTACCTGACTGGTCAAGTTTATATAACCATACGTCATCATTATTGATGTTGTCGGCGTCAATGTCAATAGACTCGTTGCTACCTGGTTGTGTAATTGTAAATGAACCAGATTGTAATGAACCTTGAACAAAACGCATGAAGAAGCCAGATCCTGCAGAGCTTGCTCCGCGGCCATCATCTCTATAAATGTAAGAAATTGTATTTCCTACTTTAGGTGTTTCTTCGTAAATGTATGTTTGGCCAGTGAATGATGTACTAACAACTTCAAAATCCATTGGACGTCCTGCTACTGTTTTACTAAACGCAAATACAGGAACACCAGCAGTCGTATTTTTAAATCTGTATTGTTCTGTTGGAATGCCGTAGATGTCTGCTTTGTCTACAGGGTTACCAAACTGTTGTGTTTTTGCCATGGCGGCATTTAACACTTTGATAAACTGGTCATACCAGTTAGCATTAGCTGGGTCATTCCAGTTGATTGTTTGTCCTGCTAAATTACGGCCATTACTGTCAATGACGTTTTCTGATGTGCTAACTGTTGTAAACTTTAGTAAGCCGCTGGCACTAACTGTACGCTTGGCGTTGTATGAAAGCATACGTGCTAGACGTAATACGCTTTCACGGCGATCTGCTAATTCTAGGAAGTTATCACGGGCATTTAAGTCAACGCGGAAAGCTATGCTTTGGCCCAAGAAAGCTATCAAATCAATTAGGGCAAGGTATTCGCTAGACTCAATATAATCGTTGTAATCTTCGGGATAATTTGTACGGATGTAATCAATCATTGTGCGACGCAAGTTTTCAAAGTCGTAGCTTTGAAAGTCTGCGTTGCGGAAACTTTGGTATATCTTCTTCCAGTCTTCAGATACTAATAATCTGTTTTGTCTTGTGGTTACACTCATGATTCATCCTAATATACTATATTTATCGAACAGAATTATGTGAGTAGTTTATCCTATCAATAACCCATTATTCTGGTCAAATTGCAGTTGCATTGACTGGCTGATGTTGTATGGCAAGTATGTTAGAGTACACTCTATTTGTATTCCTGACTCGTATTGTGTAACAATAACTTGGCTAGCACTAATGCGTGGATCGTAGTTGATGATTTGATTAACATTGTCTGTAATCAAGTTTTTAAGCTCGTCAGTTAACGGCTCAAATAACAAATCCCATATAATTGTACCAAATGTAGGATTCATTAGACGCTCGCCCTGGCGAACGTGGAAATGGTTGAGCAAGTCTTGCTGAATAAGTTGGAAGTCATATAAAGCAAAGTTTTCAGTTTCGGCACTGACAGTACTAAAACCCTTATAGGTTTTAGGAGATACAGTTCCAGATTTAATATTTGGTTTTAGTACGATTTTATCGTATAGTTGTGCGTTTGAGCTCATGCGTTATTTGAACCTCCTTCTTCAGGTTGTGGCGGTAAGAACTTTTCAAAAGTATCGTTTAGTGTAGTATACTTTTTATACATCGTTGCTGTAGCTCCGCTACCGCCTGCTTCTCTATCTGTTTTTGTTGGTAGGAAACTTTGTGGATCTAAGTTTTCGTGATGTGGCCATGGCTCATGCGATGGCACACGCATCATAATCGATTCTACTGTTTCGCCTAATTCGTTAGGCACTTGGTTTAGTTTTAATGCTGTTGCACTGGCGGCAGCTGGATTACTGTTCATGTATATTTTGCCAGCAGTTTCTCTGTGTGATGCTTTACTGTTAATATGTGACGCACCACCACTGGTAATTTTAGTATCGTTGGTTGCTACTGTTTCAACTTGGTTACCTTCTGCATGGAATTTTGCCAAGCCTTTTAAGTTCATGTTGCGGCCAGCTTCAATGTTAACATCTCTGTCAGCACGGAAATTTAAATCTGTTTTTGTATGAACACTAATACTGTCTTCAGCATAGATATCAATCTTGCCGTTGCTAGTCATCTCTATCCAAGTTGTGCCTCTAGCATTGCCAATATAAATTAAATCTTCACTGTTATGTAAAAGAATTTGATGACCCGTTCTTGTACGCAAACGAATTAATTCGTTGTGTGGAATTTTAGGATCGCCGTCTGTTTCTTTTTGTTCAACAGATGCATATTCAGGCGGGCCTTCGCTGGCAGGTTTTTTGCGAAGAAATTTATCATCGCCGTCGTCCATTACAAATGTACTGCCACCCAAGCGGCTAACTGGAACGGTAAACTGTTTGCCGACTGGGCCAACTTTATCTTTTTTACCTTTCTTATCTACAGGCCCCGGAGTACTAATACCAAACACCATGCTTGGTGTTTCTCGTCTTGCACTACTAGTTGTTATTCCTCGAATGTCATCTTGTAACAACCCTTGTTCTTGTAAAATTTTAGCAAATGGATGTTCTGGTTTAGTAATCTTTGTTGGATCATTTTCTTGATTTGATACTTCTTTGTTGTATTCTGCAACAGGGACTCTAACATACTTGCTTTCTGATTCTTTAGTATCAGTAACTACATATTTTGTAGCGGCAATTCCAGGAACACTAAAGTTCATGTATTCATCTGGAACAACTCCAATCCAGTATCCGTACTTAATATCATTATTAGCAAACAATACTAGTACAGTAGTTCCTACATCAGGAGGAACCATCCAGAAGCCGTATGATTTTTGTGTTTGTTCGTAGTTGTTTGGATCTTTACCTACGTGGTCTTTGCTTGTTGATCCAAAGAAGGGACTCATGTAGCCAACTGTAATCACTTGTCCAGGGATTTCATCGTTACCAGAATATCGTTCTACTTTAACCTGCAAGGCGCCCATGTGAGTAGGGTCAAGATAGCCAACTACTTTTGCTTTATATACGCCTGGTCTAACCTTTACTTCGGTGCCAGTTCGTATATTATCAATATTATCGTTTGGTGATGACATGTTTTAACTCGAGCTTGATTTTTCAGCAGGTGTCTTGGAATTAAGAACCTGGTCGCTTGATGCTTTTGTTTTGGCATCTTGTAATGGTCTACGGAAACCTTTAAGTGTTTGTCTAAATTGTCCTTGTCTAAAAGTACTTGTAACTCTGTTAACACAGTACAATCCACTAAATCCGATACTTGGTGCGGCTTTACTATCAAATGTAAAATCTTGTTGATGGTTTGCAGATTTAAAATCGTACATACCGGTTACTTGATTAATATCAATAGGACTTCTAAAATAAACCCAAATGTCTACTTCGCTACTTTGCCAGTTTACTGATCCGTCTTTATTAAGATCCTTGATACCAGGCACTGGTTTAGAAGTATAGTTGCCCATACCACTGTTTACAACCCAGTAAGGATCTCCCCATATTTCTAAATCTAAAACAACCATGTCGTTTGGGTTAGTAATCGCTTTGTGAAAAATACGAGCCGCACGTTGCGCTTCAGTTTCACCTGCTTTTGCACCACCTTCACCGTCATATGGTTGTTTTGTTCCATCGTATTTTACCTGACTGCCTGACACACCTGCTTGATTGCTAGCAGTTTTTTCTCCTGCGGCATATCCTTTAATATCTTTTTTGTCTTCTGCTAAATCTTTCTTGGCATTCTTTTCTGACTCAGTAACGCCCTGAGAACGTTTTAGTCTGTCTGATGCCATTACGTTGGCAAATCCTACACTAAAGTCAATATTAAAATTAATTACTTCACTGTTATTGCCAGTATAAATGTAGTCATAACGTTTAACGCATTGACGTTTAATATTATCATAGCCAGGAGTTTGTACGTTAGTTGCAGATATCTTGCCTGCATGTACATCAAACGGAACTACACGATAAACAATAATTCTAGGATAAGTTCCTGTGTATTTTAAATTTTCTGTTGTATCAATATAGAATACTTGTGTGTCAATACGCCACCAAGTACGCATACCGTCTTTTAATTTGCCTAATGCTTCTTCAGGATATGCACTTTGTAATAGCACTTGATGTATTACGCCCGGAATGTCCATGTCTTGGCTAAACTTCATCGATCCTACTTTAGGATTTACAACCATCTTGCCTCTAATCCAAGTGTCAGTGGCAGAATCATATTTGATTTCTTCAATGCCAGCTTCTTGGTCACCTGGTCTTGCATCGCCGTAACCTAAACTTGCTTTGCCTAAAACGTTAACAGTAGATGTTTGTATTAAATTACTTTGATTAATACCTATCTTTTTAAAGATTGCGGCACTGTCTCCAGTAACTTGTGTTGGATTGTAAGTTGCAGAGTTTTGTTTGTCGCCTGCACCGCCACCTGCGCCTGCGCCTGCGGCACTGGCTAACTCTTCTTCTGTTGGAAACAATATAACAACTTTGTCTGCAACTGCGACAGTTTTGTCTTTGACAAAACCTTCTAAGTATGTGTTAACAACTGCTTGAAGACTTTGTTCACCAGTTTGTAAAATTTCTTGTACAGTTTTACCTTTGATAACTGTATCTGTTTTTAAATTAGAATACTGTGTTGTCAATGCTTGGCTTTGTGTAGCATACGCACTGACATTGTACTTGCAACCTTTCTCAGTTGCTTTCATACCAATGGTTGTAAATCTAATAGGAATGTGTCTTGCAGTAAACGGAACATTGACAATCGATCCAGTTTCTGTATTGCCTCGGAATTCTATGGTTAATAAGAAAGGAGCATCACGCCAGTTTTCAAATTTACTTTGATAAGCGGCTGTTTGTAATGCTAAAATAAAAGTTCCAATGCTGTAAGGTTCAAATACATCAAATTGAATAGTTGATACGTTGGTTGCTTTGGCATTGGCCATGCCGATAATTGATTCAAATGTCAATTGGTCGATGTAAAAATCAAATTTGCCGTAGGCAGTTCTAACTCTGTTCTCTGGTTGAGCAGAACCTGACTTGCAAATCAAAGGTAAAACTTTACCTGCTTTATAAGATGTATCAGGATAGTTAAGATCCTGAATTGTCATAGCACTTAGACTAATAATATAATCGTAACTTGCATACTTTGACAATATATTAGGCGATGGTACTTGCATTCCAGCAATACCGCCTAGTATTCCGCTTGCGGCACTGGCAACACCGCCTGCCAGCGTTGCTCCAACTGCTACTGCGTTAGTTGTTGCTGATAGCACATTTGCCATTGTTAGATTCCTAATACTGTTCTTAGACTACTGTTCTTTGGGATATAGATTTTTGTGCCAGGCACAAAGTCAAATATTGGATCTTGCAAAACGTCTAAATTGCGTTGCACGAATACCCACCATAAATTTGCTTCGCCATATAAGTCAAATGCTAACAAATCTGGTCTGTAAGTGTATTGGCTTTCAATGACATACAAAAAGTCATCTGGTTCTGCGCTAACTGGTCTAATTGTTAGGACATCAAGATAATTTTGTGTAGTATCTGTATTAAACCACGGACTTGTATTAGTGTATATTGCCATGATTAAATGTATCCAAATGAATTGCTTAGGTATCCGCCTGTTACGAATCTGTCTAAGCTGAACTTACGTGCCGAAGCTCTACTATATATCGGCACAACTGTGACGTTTACCTGGCTCTTGGTTGGTACGTGTGCAACACCACCACTGGTTGTTCCACCAACACCAAAGGTTCCAAGTAAACTAGAAACACTTCCAATAGCACCTGCAATATCGCTAATGGTACTTGTAATGCCAGGAACACCGCCACCAAACGTATCACCGATTGCGTCTGCTAGTCCACCAACACTATCCGCTACACCTGCTACGCTTCCTGCGGCACTACCAACAACATCGCAACTAATATAGTCAACGTCTTGTGGAAGTGTAATGTTAATACCGGTGATTACCACCGGAACATTCTTGAAAACATAATTGCCGTAACCATTTAACATGACAATTGGAGGAGGGTTACCAGCTTTTGGATCAGATCCACTGAACATTTTGGACACAGATCTTAAATAATGTACTGCCGCAATCCAATATAGCGCCTGTTGAGCATCTTCAACTGCAAAAGGAGCATTAATTTCAATTGAACCAGGATCACTGTTTCTGTACGCTTGGAACGGATAGTTCGTATGCGTTGCAGATTCTGCTGAATACTTGGCACTTGACTTGATAGCAATTTGCGGGGTAAAAGGAAACACTAGACCGCCCGAGTCACGTAGCGGTTTAAGCACAGGACTTGATCTAAAGCTAGCCCATTTAGGAATACTTAATCTGACACGCCAATCATTTGCATTTTCATCTCCACCAAATGCTGAAAACGCACTGGTTAAATCACCAATCGATTCGCCAAATGCTGGCAAGTTAATTGCTCGCATGGCTGTACCAACACCGTCTGCCGCGGATATGTTTGAAAGAGCAGAACCCAATCTAGCGGCTGTATTGACTGCTTGTGTTGCGGCGCCAAAAACGGCAACACCTGCTCCGATTTTTGATGCTACGCTTTGTCCTTTTGTAAATGCCATGATTTGTTTTCCTTTTGGTAATATATTTATTTGACTTTATTAAGTGCGTAGTTTATAATTAACAATCCGGAGACATGATTAATGACAACAATACCAACGAAAGTGAACTACTTAAACAACAAAGACATGTTGTTAGAAATACATAGAAGCAAGAGCACATACTGTAGTTTTACCAAACCAGAATACCATCAGTATGACATCATTTTGCCCAGCGTAGACAAGATTAACATTAGAACTATTGCTGAAGCCAAACGAAATAAAGCCAAACGACTAGGCGATGCTGATTATGCTAGACGCAGAGCTAGCGGTGAAAAGGTTAAACTTGCGGACTGTGAAGTAGATTACAAAAAGATTGCTAAAGATGAACTAATCTTTAGAATCATGACATTTGAACATGTTCCTGGCAACAGTACACGCAAAAAGAATCCTAAAAGTACAGCAGATAGACACGATAAAGTTAACTTTCCGCCGTTCCAACACTTTAAATTCAATGATAAAGATGAGTTAGAGTGTGTAGGTAAAAGCCATTGGAAGGGCGATTTAGTCAAAGGACACTTTGATAAAGATGCTGGACAAATAACTCCAACACTAGCAAGAATGATGATTAAACTGTGTGAGCGTTATGCTACACGCGGTAACGTTCGCGGCTATACCTACAACGATGAAATGAAGGGACAAGCCATTTTACAACTAACACAGATTGGATTACAGTTTGACGAATCTAAAAGCGACAATCCGTTTGCTTATTTTACTGCCGCGGTTACTAATAGTTTTGTTCGCGTTATTAATATTGAAAAGCGCAACCAAAATATTCGTGACGACATCTTAGAAATGAATGGTATGAACCCAAGTTATTCAAGAACTGGGCAGGGCGAACACGAAGCCGCACTTAAACGATACAACGAGGACACATCAAGTGAGTAATTTATTTAAAAAAGTCGCATGTTTCACTGACATTCACTTTGGTTTAAAGTCAAATAGTCAAGTACATAACCAAGACTGTGAAGAATTTGTTGATTGGTATATTGCTAAAGCAAAGGAGGAAGGCTGTGACACCGGAATATTCCTGGGTGACTGGCACCATAATCGAAATAGTCTTAATATCACTACTATGGACTATAGCCTGCGGGCATTGGAGAAACTTGGCCAGGCTTTTGACAATTTTTATTTCTTTCCCGGCAATCACGATTTGTATTATAAGGACAAAAGAGATATTCATTCCGTGGAGTTTGGCAAGTATATCCCTGGTATTACTATCGTACACGAGCCTATTACTACTGGTGATGTTACCCTCTGTCCCTGGCTTGTGGGAGAAGAGTGGAAAGCCATAGGCAAGAACAAGAGCAAGTACATCTTTGGACACTTCGAACTACCGCACTTTTATATGAACGCTATGGTACAAATGCCAGACCATGGTGAAATACAGTTAGATGCATTCAACGGATACGAAATGGGCTTTAGTGGACACTTCCACAAACGTCAAAGTAAAGGTAACATGCACTATATTGGCAATGCTTTCCCACATAACTATGCAGATGCATGGGATGATGAACGTGGCATGATGATTTTAGAGTGGGGAGGCAAGCCAGAGTTCCATAGTTGGCCCGGACAACCCACATTTAGAACAACAACACTAAGCAGACTCATCGACGAAGCTGATACTTTGATATTGCC